TTGATGGGGGGACTGGTAATTTAGTCCCCGCAATAAAAAAAGAGTAAGCCATTACGCTAACACTCCCTTCCAAACGACTTGCGCATTTTCTTCCATACCCCTTGACAATTTCTTAATCAACGTGTCTGTATTTTCTCCATTCTGCATAACAATATCATTATCCTGTTTAATGTTAACCGGAACTTTGATAATTGTATTATTAGTAGTTTTACTCGCTATTGTCTCACGCATTGCGCTAAAATCTTTTTTTCCTGAATAATTGCTTGATAAATTAGTCTTGAGGTCAGGTATTGAGTTAGCCGTAACCACTGCACCCATATTAAGTGATGTGTTTTTGATAGCGTTTATCTGGTCTGCAAGTCCAAGATTAAAGCCCTCAAATGTAAAGTTACCAAGTTCACGCATTACCTTTGACGGCGAATTTATATTAAAGAATTGTTTTATAGCCCCAACCGCTTTTTCTCCCAACTCCTTAATCTTACTTGTAACACCGTTTATTTTATCCGCAATACCTGTTATAAGACCGTCTATCATTTCATGTCCCTTTTGTAAAAATTTATCCTTCAAGCCGCCAAGA